CTGGGAAGTTGGAGTTCAATCGATTGTTGATCTCATCAATGATAGCATCCAGATGTATCTCAAGCTCTGAGTAAATCATGAGTTCTCCGGCTAGTCGTTTATTGATGGCATTCACTATTTTTTGTAACTCCATCTGGACTCCTCCTTAAAGTAAAAAGGACGGGGACTGTTCCCCGTCCCGATAGGACTTATTTGTATGTGTGGTTCTTAGGTGTCATCAATCATGATTCCAGCAGTCTTTAATGCTGTAAGAATTGCGTTTACTTTAACCTTTAATGCGTTAGCTAACGCTTGTGTGGTTGCTTCATCAGAACCGTCAGCCGTAGTTTCTGCTGCAACATTCGCGGCTTTATCTGCTGAAGCAACCGTCCCGAGATTAAGATCGTCTACATCTAAAAGAGCCAAGTCTCCGAGATTAAGATCGTCTACATCTAAAAGAGCCAAGTCTCCGAGGTCTGCTTTGACTAAATTAGCTAGCTCCTCGAACACGGGATCCGTAGCATCTAGGACATCTTGGAAAGCCATTGCACCAAGCGCTTTAGTCTCTCCAGTAAATTTAACAGGGCACTCGACATCAGTATCAGCACCAACAGCAACATTTACAAAATATTTATCAGCCATATAATATCCCTCCTATGAGAATTAGATTGTCAATTCTCCCGGAGTTTGCTCGGCATTCTTCTGAATATTAGCCATACGCTTCATTCGCATGAGCATCTTATCAACAGTCCTTCTGCGTCTGTGTATCTCATCTGCAAAGGTTTGAGGAACCTTCTGCGTAGAGCCATCTACACGGACAGCAATGGAGATCCCGTTGATAGTTACACGCATGACATTACCGAAGTGCGCTGCGTATTGAGGGGCCAGGACTATTGGAACCCTGGGTTCCGCTGTGTATTCTTTCACCAGCTGTTTGCGCTTTTCTTCAGCTTTCATCATCTTAACACCAGCTTGCTCCGGGGATTTTGGGGTAGAGTCCGGGGTAAAAGTTTCTTCTACACCCGGGCTCGTTGTCTTTTTAGCCATGAGTTATGCCTCCTTATACAGGCAGAACCTGTGAAGGAACGCAGATGTAATCCACGACTGCTTCCAGTCTGGTGGAACCGAATCCGACGGAGTTGATCTTGAAACCGATGGACTGTCTCTGGTCGATAGGGTCAAGCACACCGGAAGATCCCTTAGGCTTGACATACATTTTCGCAGAGTCTTCGCCCGAGATACCGGTTCTGGTGAGCGCGTCCTTGCCCACAACAAGAATGTGCTGTGCTTTGAATTCGTACCAATCGTTACCAGTATCCTTGTTGTCAGTGTTCCATCTGTCAATGTCCCAAATTTCCTGACCCGGTATGTAAGAAGCATCTGCCTCAGTTCTACTGTCCTTAACATAACCGTCAACAACAGTCATATAAGGAACGGAGCTGGCATCTACGTCATCCTCTGCGATTGAATCGTATTCATAACCGGTTGTGGTTGCACGATACATTCTGCGATAGGTCTTGCTGTCTTTAACATACTCAGAGGTCGTTGGAACCATCTGGCTTTCATAGAACTCCATTTCAAACAGAGGAGGAAGCATCGTGTTGTCGTACATCCCCTTGGTTGTCTGGTTGTACTGCATGTACTTCTCAACAGTGGTATCCGAGATCATGTCGAAGTAGAATTCAGGAGAACCAATAACATGGAACTTGCCATTGTTCCTGGGCTTAACGAGCTGCTTTTTCATTGCCAGAACGATCAGTCTCAGGTCAGTCATACTAGGCTTGCTGGCTGTGGTAAGTGCTTCAAAGTTTGCAGCCTGACCAGCGTAGAACGGATTGGCGATTGCCAATAGTGCTTCACGCGCCAACAGATCCAAAGTCTCGATTGCAACCAAAGAGTATTCCTTGGTGTAATGTGCGATAACCGGATCGACTGCTTTGAAGTCAACCTTGTCGGAGAACTCCATGTAACGACCGTACTGCGCGGCATCGATCTCGTACTTCTCTACCGAGCCCTTATCGGACTTGGGAGGTACGCCCTCTGCCAGGGGTACGGTGTGGGCCTGGAGCGGAGCCCATCTGCGAACCATTAACTTGTCTGCTCTTTCCTGAATGGGTGCGGCATCCGCCAATCTGAAGTATACATACTTATCAGCATCGTAGCGAATGGTGTCTAACAGCTGCTTGCTGTAAAACACTTCAGGTGCAATCACGCCAGTACCGGCCTGATTCACCATATCCACAATGTTATTAATATCATTGACAGGGTTTAATGCGTTTAGTGTCCAAGGCATAATACCACTCTCCTTTACCTTGTGTGTATAATTTATTACTTGCTATTCATCCATGCATCCAAATCGCGCACAGTGGTAATCTTCGCCGGATCGCCACCGGGTTTGCCATCCTTTGTGGGAGGCTGTGTACTGTGGTTCGCAGCCTTGGCTGCACGGTCAGCTTCCTCTTGAAGGGCTTTCTCACGCTCTGCTTTCAGAATATCTTCCCAATGGAGATCGCGGTATTCCCTGACCAAATCCATGGGAGTCGTGAACGGGTTACGGCCCTGTTCAAGCAATTCATCAGCGAAGGCATTAAGTTGCGCTTGTGTCAATTTATAAGTGTCCATGACCTTCTGGAATCCGAGATAAGCCTGAGTACGCATTTGGTTCTGTTCGTACTGAGTAAGCTTTTCTTCAGTCTCCTTCTGTCGTTTCAGAATATCTTCAGGAATTCCGGT